ATTACCGAAATCTACTTCTATCTCTTCTCCTGTAAGTTTAGACACATCATTCCAAAAATCTAAATCTACGTCAGTTGAAGTTTCTACTACTTCAGGTTTAACTAAAATAGTTTCAAGAGTTTGCTCTACTACTGGTTCTGTACTAGTAGTATCTTTAGGTTTTGGACCACGTTTCTTTTTCTCTACTTCAGCAGGTGTTTCAACTACTGGTGGTGTAACTACTAATTCTGGTTCTTCTTCTAAATTCTCAATTATAGGAGGAATTACTTCAGTAGTAGGTGTTGCTGGTTTGTTCATCAACTCTTTAAGAGTTGGTTGTGGTTTTACTTGATCTTCCATAGTGTATTATTTATTGTTTATTTTAAATTCTTTGTGTAAAAAAAGAATACTGTAACTAGGTGAGTTTTTAAAGTGCAAAGTATTGTAATAAATTATACTTGGTGTAAGGTGAAACATAGAATTAACAGGGCGTTTAACTTTGATTAATGTACTAATTGAAAGATACCCATTTAAGAAAAATAAGCATAAAGTTATTCCTTGATATATATCATAGTGGTTATCACCCTTTATTTTTCGACTTCCATCAAAAGCAAGCGTGGGGATCAAATATTTCCCTAACCACTGTCCTTTATAAAAGGGGTTTTTATATCTTATTTTCATAGTGTATTTTATTGCAAAGTTAATTATTTTTTTGATGCTGGTTTTGGACGACTTTTAGCTATTTGAATTTGAGCTTTAGTTTTCATTCTTTCAGATTCCATTTTTTCTTTATGTTGTTTATCTTTCAACATAATCTCTTTTTCTCTTAAAGAAAGTTCTTTAATCTTTAAGTTATCCTTATTTAATTTATCATTTTTATCATGATAAATCTTCTCTCTATCAATAGCTCTTTTTTGAACTTCATTAATGTCTAGTATTCCATTATTGTTAACATCTCCATCACCATCTCCTAAAGCAGTAATGTTAGCTAACTCCATTGCAATATCTCCTTTGATAAGTTCATTATTATCTTTTCTATCCCACTCAAGATTAATCTCTTGTTGTTTAAAGATAGAAGCTATTTGAGCTTGCTCTTGTTGTAACCTCAACATATCTTGTTCATGTTGTTGTTGAGACTGTTGTTCATCTTGTGATTGACGTTCTAGTTGTTCTTGTTCTTTACGTTCAATAGTTCTAAGTACATGTTTAATCTTTGCTGTACTTTCAGCTTCTAACACTTCTAGTACAGATGACATTTTACCACCATTTTGAAGGTAAGGTTGTACAGCCATCTTCATCTGGTCAAGAACCTGTTTAGATTTAGCAGAGTTTTGTACTTTAAGTGCTAAGTCTAGATAAGAGTAAACATCAGGATTAATGTTTAACAACTCCACCCTTCTATCATCGGTATAAGTAAGAGATTTAAACCCATCTCTATAAGCTATTCTAGATAGGTCCAATAAACCCTGAAGTTCTCTTTGAAGGAACTCTTCGTGCTTAATAAATAAATCCTCTATAGCTATCTTAGCTGCACCAACAGCAGAATTTACATTACCTACATTTTCAGAAGCTTTAACATCTCCTAACCATTGGTCAGTAACTCCTATAGTAGAATAACATTGTTGTTTAATCCACTCAAGTAATGAGATCATTGATTGTATATCTTCATACAACCTCATGTCTAATACTTGGTATTGATTAAACCCTCTATCAGCAGCTCTATTAGATCTATCAATTAATGCAAATCCGAGTGTATCAGCATAGTAAAAAAACTTCTCTTCATCCCACTCAGCATCTTGTGGTATAACAGCTTTATCCAATAAGAGTATTTTATCTTTAGACTTAGCAATCATACGTTCTAATCTATAGTTACAAATGATGAATAGCTTAACCCATTCAATCATTAGTTCATAGATAGATACATTAGAAGCATGGTCATCAGAATAACATCTTCCATTAATAGGTAACTTACACTTAGAGATATTGTTAAGCTCATTACGTTGATATGGTAAAGGTCTTATTTGAAGAAAGTCTTCTTTTCCTATTTTATAACCTTCCCATATTTCATTAATCCATTTCCATTGAATCTTCTCGTCTCTATCAGGATTCTTAATATAATCTTCAGAAACTACATCTTCATACTCTTGACCAAACTCATCAATCCAAGTTACAAAACCTACTTTCTTTTGTGATTTCCATGTAACATAGTAAACAGGAATCTTATTAAGAACCAGTGAATCAAAGTTGCGTGTACGAATGTCAGTTAAAAAGTTAGCTATGTAAGTACCATTAACATAGTTCTGAGTATCAAGTCTTTGTAACTGCTCCTCTTCTATTTCTCTATAAAACCTATCAACTACTTCTCCAGGAGTTAAAAGTATTCTACGGATAGCTACTTCACCATCTTCTATGTAAGGAGAATAGTAAGACTTAATGTACCAAAGGTCTAAAGGAGAGACTCTTTCGTATTCTATTTGATCGTCTCTAACATCTTTTTGTGTGTACTCTTCCCCAGCTATGGCAAAATCTTTAAACAATAACCTACTCTTTTCAAAAAAGTAAACAGACTCTACAACATGTTTAAGTAATTTATTAGCATCTAACACTTCAGAATCTATATAAGAATCATCCATAGATTCTTTAACCTTTTCAGGAAGAGGTACTTCTCTTTGTTCTTGTTGAGCTTGTTCAAATATTGCAGGATCTAAACCATTGAGAAAATGTTGTTTAATATTCTCATGTAATTTACCAGTCAATTGTTCAAGGTATTTATTATAACCTTCTTCTCCCATCTTTTCTATATACCAAGAAAAAGGTCTTATTGCATACTCTCCTAATATCTTTTCAATTACAGGTCTAGCAATGTTAGTCTTTCTAATTACAGCAGGTTGTTGTTTGTGAGCAGGGTCTTGCACATTGAATGGGTCTGTAATAGGGTTAAACCATTCATCAGGAATTTGATTATTATGTATCTTGTATAATAAAGCTAAATCTTTTTTAGCACCTACTTTAGCTGTATACTCTGAATAAAAGTAAGCGTGTTTTAGGTAATAGTTAATTACATTCTTACCCCACTGATTATCTTTCTCTACTTTCTCAGCATAGCTTAGTCTTTGTTGAGGTTTAAGAGTACTTATATTTCTAACGCTATCTGTAGACATTGGTATTAATTTTAAAACAAAGTTAAAACAATTCTTTAAATTATGCTTTCCAATCTTTATTTAGGATAGCTATCTCTTGACTTAGATCTAGGTTTCCATTACTAGATTGTCTATCTGTAGTAAATAGTTTACGTTTAAAGAAGTTAGACTTAGACTTTTCTTTAGTATGTTCTATTGTATGAGTCTTTTCTTTAAACATATACATAGCAAGGATCATACAAGATATACGGTCAAAGTTCTTTTTAGGATCATTAACAAACTTACTAATCTCTTGTAATAAACCTAAATCATAAATAAGATGTACATTAAGAATGGGTCTACCATCAGCAGTCACACCTCTTGGTTGGATAAGATATTCAGCAAAATATAACAAACCTATTTTCTTCATGTCCTCTGTAACATTCATAAAGAATTTACGATTCCTTGTGTTCTTACTTAATTCTGATCCTTGAAGAATATAGTCTGGAGCAAATTCAGCTAAGTATAATTTATTCTGATCTTTCAGATAATCAATTAACCCTTGTCCTCCTCCTGCTGCTTCTGATTGAATAGTTGCATTATAGTACTCAGCGAGTGCTACAATTCTTTTATATAATTCCCTAACAGTTGAAGGTCTACTTACATGAGATGCAGATATTTTACTACCTTCTCCACACCCAGGAATTGTATGTTTAATTGCATAAATACCCCCTAGAGAAGTTTTATCCTCTGCATCATCTAGCATAAAAGGGTCAACTATAATAGTATATAAACCATAAGGAATTACCCCATTATCTTTATGTGGTTCTTCATAAATAGATAAACAACCATCTAAATCATCTGCATTATTGTGAGGATATTTAAATAAAGGTTTAGCATTGTTTCTAATTTGAAACTCCCATCCTTTACCTAAATCCATTAAAGTACCATTTTTAATATTTTGTTTAACATCTTTGTTGTGTTCAATATTCTTTATCTGCTCATTTACATAATATAAAGCATCTTGAAATATATTACTATTAACACGTTTAAAACATTCTGAAGGAGTAAAAGGACGTTCAGCTATTAGTAAGTCGTAATCACGTAGAGCATTACTTCCTTTAGATTTCTTAGTTAACTCACGTTTGTCTTCCCATTCTTTTTTACTTTCTGACCATATAGGATTCCCATATTGGTCTGTAAACTTAGGAGAGTAAGCTGTACAAGGAACAAAGAACCCAAACTCTTCAATATCATTCTCATCCCATATATTATCAAACCTCATAAAGTTATTAGACTCAGGAGAATAGAATAAATCTTCAAGTCCCTGAATGTCCTCGCCAGCTTGTCCTCCCGTACCAAAGACTATAATTTGACCTGTTACTACGGTATCATCTTCAACCAAAGGTTTAGCAGCAGCAATAGCTTTACTAAGATTTCTAAAAGAACCTCCTTCTTCAAAAATTAATAGTTCTCCCCTAGCACCCCTAACTTTCTGAGGATCATCTACAATTACTCCTCCTATCATAGATTCGTAACCTTTGACTTCCACACCTTGAGGTGTCTTTATTCTGACAGAAGCTTTCTTCTCACTGGAGTTATCAATCTCCATTCTGTTCTTTCTCCACCAATTGTCAGTATGACCATTTAACCACTCAAGATCATCCCAACATTTAAGCATGATTCCATCAGCTCCCCATAAATAAGGATCTTTAGAAGCAAAATAGAATGATTTACTCTTTCTAATAAAGTTGTAATTGTAAACTCCATGTGATGCAGCTTTATAAGAGAAACCACAACCACGAGTTTTAGCACAAATTAAATGTTTACCACCAACTAAAGCATCTTGTAAATTAGGTTTCCAATATAGTTCTAAAGATTTAAGATGTTCTTCTGTAGTCCCCCATCTAGCTATATGTTTAGACCAAAACCAATTGTAATCCAACAAGTTAAATCTAGGGAATTGTAACTCTTTCTTAACTCCTTTTTTATTGTGGTCCACACCAGCAGGAGTAACTTTCATAGGTGTGTAGTTCATAAAGAAATAATGTTCACCAGTTACAGTTACATCACCTACTTTATAACCATCTTCACACCTACGAGTCTCTTCTCTCCAAAACTCATACCAATCTTTAGATTTTCTAGGAGCTTTTGTATAACACTTATTTTTTAAGTAGTAATCAGCAGCTTTAGAAAATTCCCCTATATTAACTGAGATCATTATAATTCATTTTCTCCAATTTCTACATTACCTCTACCACTACCAGTTTCACTAAGTTCTTTTTTAACCATATCTTCAGTTTCTTGAAGATTTTTGATTAGCACTTTAATTTCTTTCATAGCTTTAATGTTTTCAGTTATTTGCTCTAAAGACATTGTGGAGTGGTCTGAAGATA